GGTCGCGCCTGACTTTACGTTGCCGGGAGCGTTCTGGATGGTCGTAAACCCCGGTAGCGATACGGAGCCCGGCGCGGTCGTGTTCGCGTACGGGAACGAGACGACAATCAGGTCCCCGCCCTGGACCCCGGCGGGCAGCGTGACCGTGAAGCTGGTACCAGACGCAGTGTCGGTGTTCTTGGTGCCGACAAATGACCACGCAGGCACCAGCTCGACCGCTATCAGGCCCCAGTCGTCCGCTGACGCGGTGGTAGTGAACCCGACCGTCTGCGAGCCGCCCGCAGACGCCACGGTGCCGCCGACGCTGTTGTCCGCCGCCGTGGTGGCATCCTGACTCAATGCGTACCGGACGGTGACGCTGTTCGTACCGGAGAAGACACCGCCTCCGACGCCGCCGCCGAAGCACGCCGCAGCGCAGATCAGCCCGCCGGCAGTGGTACCGGACACCGAGAGGGTAGGCGACGTTGCACCCACGGGGTTAGCGGTTGCGATCGACGGGTTGAAACCGCCGGACCCCGTGGCGGATACAGAGCCGCCGATCATGACATCAGCGCCCGTGAACGTCACGTCAACCGAGTTAGAGCCGGTCGGCGGATTCGCCAGGTACCACACGGCGATACCACCAGCGGTGAGGTTGCCCGAAACGACGAACGGGCTAATCAGCGTGCAGGCCACGCCCCCGTAGGTGACCCCCGTGACCAGGTTGGAGCTGCCGTTACCCGTGGTGACGCTGATAAGGATCGCGGAGGCGTTCGCTCCGCTGACGTGCGTCCAGGTTAGCGGGGACGTGGTGGATTCAGCAGCCGTACCAGAGGCCGGCCCTACAGCGTCAAAGGCGACAGCCACGTGTCAGCCCCCCAGGCGGTAACTCCCCGGCAGGAGCCCAGGATCGAGAGCAGGCGGGTTCATTGCCGGCGGAAGAATTCCCTGCTCGCGCAAGCCATTCACGTATGCGCGTATCTTGAGCGGCCGGGGCTCGTAAGTGTGATGGTGAACTACGTTCCCGTGCAGGCAGCAGCCGATTCCGTGGCTCTCCATCAGGTAGTCGTTGAACCTGCGGTCGATGCTTACCTGCGTTTCACCCCGGAATGCGGACACAGGGACTAGGCGCTGGATTTCCGCGCTGAACTTAGTAACTCCGAATCCGCCCAGGACGAGCGTTGTATGCGGCTCCGGGTTAATCCAGTAGGTGTACGCGCACCACAGGCCAGAACACGTCAGGAAGCTGGGAAGGCAAAGGCTGTGAACTTCCTTGTCCTGCTCGACGATGATCAGGTCTTCCTCGCCGTGCCAGCGCTTTTCCATCTCGTCCGCGTAAGTCTGGAAGTTGTCTGTGGTGTCTACCCACTCCACTCCCAGGCCCACCTCGGCCGCGTACTTGTTAAGCGCTGCCTCCGTGCGGGGGTCCAGGCAGCTCCTGGCCGGGTAAGTGCCCCCGTACATGCAGACGAGGCGTGCCATTACGCCGTCCGGTAAATCAGCGGGGCAGATACCGTCAGGGTGTTGCTGGCGCTGGACGCCGACCACTTCGCTGTGAGGATGATCGGGCCAGCGCCGGAAATCGTCGTAGCTGTCTGGGCAGTTACCGCGTTGCTGGCGGCTGTGGCCAAAGACGCAGCGTTGTTGTACCACCAGTTCAAGTTGGCGGTCGCGCTGGTAGTCGAAATCAGCGTCAAGGTGCCGTTTACGTCGAAGGTAAGACCAGTCGTTGTCGTAGTCAGGAGCGCCGGAGCGCTTGTTCCGGTAAGCAGCGTAGACAGGGCTGTAGACCCCGTGGAAGTGAACGCCCCGCCGACGCTACCCGAGCCGCCCCAGTACAGCTTCCACTGAAGAGTAGGCAGCGCGCCGCCCTGCACCTTGCCAAACGTCCCGAACGCAATGGCCTCGAAGCTGGCTCCCGCCACGATGTCTGACGTTACGGGCGTGTAAGTAGCAATAACTGTCTCAGTCGTAGACGTGTTCAGGGTGACCGAGGAAACTCCCGCGCCAGGGGCCTGCTTGAAGTTCTGGAGCGTGTACGGCGCGATAACCTGAACCCATGTAGCCCCGGAGGCGTGCGCGACCGTTGCACCGTTGATTCCCCGGATCACGCTCCACGTAGTGGTATTACTCCCGCCGAGGATAACCATGCAGATCTCGTTCGTGGTATCGGCAGGGTCACGAATGTAGAAGTAGTTGTACGGGAACGTAGTCTGCTGTGCTACTGGAAACGAGGTTGAACCCGTGCTCATTGTCCACGTCTCGTTGGTGAGGGCAGACGGGTTACTTGTACCGTTACTGCCACCCGAGCCAGCCGCAGCTACGCACGACGAGCAGTTGCCAAATACTTCCGTGCTGGGCGTCGGTACCGGGTAGGTCCCTGACATACCTTCCTCCTCTCAGGGCGAAGAAGGCTTAGCTGGCGGTCCAGGCGGCGAGGCCGTTCACCGCGTCAACGGTGTACGTGAAGGCCGCAGCCGTAGAGGTGACGGTCTGACCGAAGTCGATGATGGCGATCACGGGAGTGGTCGCGTCTGTGGTGCCGATGGTGTAGTCAGCAATGAACATCGACGCTGCCGAGATCGTGGTGGTGGTGCCGAAGCTGATCGGGGCCGGGGCAGTGCAAGTCCAGACTTCCTTGTTGCCCGATATGGTCAGCGTGAGCGTGGTCAGCGCCAGCCGCCCCGCGTAGCCCGACGTGTACCCGCCGCCGGTCACGACCTCGGTGTAAGCGCCCGTGATGTCCGAGATGAACTGGTACGCCTCTTGCGTCGCACCCCACGTTGCCGCTGACCCGGTGCACAGGCCCACCTTGAACGTGTCAGTGGTGAGGTTGATCGTCTTCTTGTTGATGGCGTCGATCGCCTTCGGGTAGACGTGCGAGGTAACGGCCATCAGTTGCACCTTCCAGGGCATGAAGAGTCTTCACGACAAGAGTACTGTGTACCGGCTTCATAGTCATCTGAGCATGTCAGGGTTATCCTGCGAATGTGACGGCCAAGGGTGTTCCGCTTATCGGAGACCGCTGCGGTAAGCCCATGACCGTAGCTGGCAGCTTCTGTGGAATGCCCGCCGGGCACCTAGAACGATGTCGCACACCCGAGGCAGTGGCGCGGGGATACGCACGGGCGACGGCACGCCGCCAGAAACTCATAGCTGAACGGCACAAGTGGGTTGACCAGTACAAGCTGTCGCGAGGGTGCATCGACTGCGGCTTTGCAGATCACCCTGTTGCCCTGGACTTCGACCACCGTGACCCTGAGCTGAAGATAGCCGACGTGTCATCGCTCCTGTGGGCACCACTCGCCCGGCTCCAGGCAGAACTGAACAAATGCGACGTACGCTGCGCGAATTGCCACCGGATAATCACGTACAACCGACGAAGGCCCGTCCCCAGCATTGCTGAAGACGGGCCTGTCGCGAGATAACTGGATCACCCCCCAGGTAAAGCAGCAGATCAGGTTCATCTCCACCACCTCCTGGTTGGTTATCCTGCCTACAGCCTAGATTCCACCCGCCACATTTCCTGGACTTGACGAGCGGTGTAATCGCACACACTCGACGGGAGCTTGCGGGCAACCTTGGAGAGCCAGGTCGAGAGGTCGTGCTGGAAGTCGCGGTGGCACGTGAACTGGACGAGGTGCGCAAAGGCGCTAACTTCCTCGTCTGTCAGGTCCGTGCTCTCCACGTCATACGTAAACGGCCTCATGTGGCTCATGTTAGCTGATGCCGTTACTGAGTACCTGTACTGGCCAGGAGATTGACTCGGGGATATACTCCCCGCTCGCCCCGATGCGCCGCCACGTCCAGGAATCGCACTTCTGCCAGACAATGGTGTCCGCTGCCTCAATCACGGTGCCGAGCTTGCACGCGTTGAGGAAGTTCACCCACATGCCCTGGCGGTCTTCACCGCTCACCGCGTCAGCTCAAGGTCACGGTTGTACAGGGCCAGCGGGTCAACGTAGCCGGGCCAGCGCTGGTCGGTGAACAGGTGAATGCCCGCCTCCTGGTCCGCCTGGTCAACGAGCTGTGAGCAGATCATGTGCCGCGTGGACTTGATGTACGCCTGGAGGCCGGGGGCCGGGATGTCCAGCCGGTGGGCAACCAGGGCGAAGTAGTCAAGGGCGCTGTAGGGAACGCCGTGCCGTCCCCACGGGCCGGCCATGGTGTACTTCTTGGCGGCGTCGGCCGCTGCCTGGTTCTGGGCGGCGGTACCGAGGCTGTACAGGCCGTGGCACCAGTAGATGACGCCGTACTCCGTGTACTGGCGGACGCGCGCTCCGCCGGGCTCAGCCTCGACGATCAGGCCGTTGCCGATGGACATGAACGCGTGTTCCCACGTCTTGAAGCCGTCGCCGTTGAACCACTGCCCTATCTCGATCAGCTTGCCAACGTCGCCACGGACGGCGGTGAGGCCGATGAGCCCTGCGGGGGGATCTGTAGAAGTCATGAGCCTAGGGTAAGCCTGCGGCGAGGCCGCCAAAAGGGTTGGCAACGGAACCTCTTAGTGCTTCTCAGCGATATCGCCAGACGACGATACTACCTTCAGCGTGCGGAGCGCCTTGCGGCTGCCGAGGCTCTGGCCCTTGCGCAGGTCACTGCCCTCTGTGTTCGGGTTGCCGTACGACATGCCGTGCCAGATGCCGGCGGTGGGCCTGACCATCTGCGCGTAGATCATGCACTCAGCGCGCACGGGGCACGAGCGACGGCACAGGGTAACGGCCTGCACCTGGTCGGAGGGAGTCTCGGACAGCCAGAAGTTCTTCAGCCCTCGCTGAACGAGCTGGACGCAGGCCGCGTAGGTAAAGTCCATGTCCGGTATAACCCCATAAGCACCGTGCTTATTTCACAGGCGCAGGCTTCTGCCATGCACCACGGATGATCTGCGCCGCGCCGCCGGGCGAGATAATGCAGTCGTCCACGATGACCTGCCAGCCGAGGGCAGCGACATCCGTGTCCCACATGCCGCCGGCGAGGATCGCACCGGGCTTCATCTTGCCGATGATGTGCTGCTCCAGCTTGTACTCCGCAGCCGGGTCGCGAAACGGCCGGTACAGCCAGATCAGGTCGGCGTCCTCGTAGATCAAGCTGAACTCCAGGGCGTCACCCGTCGCCACCTGAGTGCCGAATTCCTTCCGCGCCTCGTCGGCCATGTCCTTGTCAATCTCGATTCCCCAGGCGGTCATGCCGAACAGCGCCTCCGCAATCTGCATCTTGGTGCCGGGCCCGCAGCCAACGTCCAGGAAGTGCTCGCCGGTCAACTCGGGCAGGCACTCCCAGACAATCCCGATGAAGTCGGCGGGCTGGTAGGGCATCCACGGGTTGAGAATCGGGTCGTGACGCGGGCCGTGGAGGAGGTACCTGTGCTCGGTCTGCTGAACATCCGAAACCAGCTTGGCAAGGGATTCAAGGCTCACTGTGAACTCTCTTCACTAGGGAGGTCCACGTACGTGATCTCCTCGATGGCAATCTTGCGCTCGTAGCCGTCGTCGCCGGGATTGTAGTAGCCGGGGTCGTGGTCGCGCTGGTCTACCGTGAACGGCAGCTCCAGGCACCGGAACCACACCTGGCAGACCTTGCCGTTCTCGTCCAGTACCACGTCGATGGTGCTCGTGCGGTGGAGGGTGCCGTTGCCGCCGTAGTTGTGGCGCGGGGCGAACGCGGGAGGGCGCTTGGGCTCAGGCCGGGGTACCACCACGTGCTGGCCCTTCATCGGTCCTGTGTACGGGCGCTTGTCCCGGCCGAGCGACTTTTCCAGCTTCTCGCGCAGCTCCAGCTCGTCCGCATGGCTGAACTTCCCGGTATACGGGCTGATGTACGGCTCGTCGGGATCAGTTACCGGGCGGGAGCCCGTAAGGGAATCCCAGAAGCTCTGCCAGAGGCTCACTGCTTCTCCACCACCTTCATGCTCACCGAGTTCTCGGCAAGCTCCTGCATGGTGAACGCGTCGAACGGGTGGAAGTCTTCCCGGCAGTTGTAACCGGACAGCAGCATCGAGATCAGGCTGGCTTCCTTGCCCCGGATGCGGAACTTCTTCCCGTTCAGGATCACGTCGTAGTAGCCCGCGTTGTACGGGCCCTCGAAGCCGGGCTCAAGCTGAATCGCCATCGGCCTTTTCGTCCGCGTCCTCTTCGGTTGTGAAAGTTCCCGGTGGGAAGCCGCCGTTTGCTACCCATTCGATAAGGCCGAAGCCCCCGGTACCTGGCAGGTAATCCTCTGGGCGGTCGCCGCCACGGATCTCCGGCGCTGGCTTTCCCTCGTCAACTGGCTCTGGTTCGCTCATGGGCGCACTCTACCCCTGCCAGCGACTATAGCGCTAGCGCTTCGTCACCCTTCGGTGATTCCAGCAGTGTCGTTAGTGGCGGAAAGCGTAGCTACAGCGGTGAGACTGCTGCCTCCGTAAACTACTTGCGCCCGGATGTAACGTGCCGGGTTGATAAGAGGCGGAAGCGGCCACGCAGTATTAGCAGGAGACGCGCCGACTGCGACAGGCACCACAAGCTCGTACCAGTTAGTCCCGTCCATGGACCCGTAAACTCCAACAGTACAGGCGTCACTGACGGTGAAGACCCCGAAGACAACGCTCTTTACTTCGAGCAGGTCGATCGTAGGTCCGTCGTGAGTTCCTGCTCCTACTGAGGACAGGTTCAGTGCGGCAACAGGGCCGGTCCAGCTACTCATTGGTTCTTCCCTTCAGTCCGGCAGCAGCCACTCTGGGTGCGCCAGGGTCCATTCCACGGTCTTCCGCAAGCTATCACGGAACGGCACCGGCATCGACCAGCCGAGGTTGTACAGCTTGGACGGATCGAGTCCGTAGTGCGGGTCGTGGCCCGGCCGGGTGGAGTGGAAGTCCTCCAGCTTGAACTTCAGCGGCTTGCCGATGTCCTCTGCGATCATCCGCGCGAGCGTCAGGTTGTCGATCCTGTCCGGCGAGGCAACGTTGTAGCGGTCGGGCCTGTCCGCAGAATGAACATCGTAGGCCGGAACGTGAGAATGAAACAGCGCCGGGGTCTGCTCGCGCTTGAAGATAAAGCACATCGCGTCCGCGAGGTTCCGGGCGTGCAGGTAGTGGCGCGTGCCGATGTTGCCCGGCGTGCCGTGGATGGTGACTTCCTCGCGCCGGTAGACCTTGGAGATCACCATCGGGATGAACTTCTCCAGATCCTGGCGCTCCCCGATCATGTTCATGCAGTTCACGATCACCACCGGCAGGCCGTACGTGCGCCAGTAGGAGATAGCGAGGGCTTCCTGCGCGGCCTTGGAGGCGCTGTAGGGGTTGCTGGGCAGGATAGAGGCCCACTCCGGGTGGCCCTTGAAGTCATCGGCCGCCACCGGGCCGTACACCTCGTCGGTGGACACCCAGGTGATTGCCGCAGGACGCAGCTTCCGGGCCAGCTCCAGGGTCGTGTAGGCGATTTCAATGTTATTCCGGCAGAAGTTCACAGGGTCGGAGATAGAGCGGTCTACGTGGCTCTCCGACGCGAACGCGGCTATGTAGTCAATTCCCTTCGCCTGTAGCTCGCGCACCTGCTGGGCTGTGAACGGCGCGCACAGGTCGTGGGTGATAACCGTCGTGCGCTGGTACCAGTTAACGTAGCTCGGCTGCTTGTCCGCGTAATCCCAGGAAGTCTTCGGCTGCGCCGACAGTACCTGCGCGATCCGGTCGGTACGCCCCTTGTGCCGGAACGAGTCGGTGGCTACCACGTCCCAGTCAGTAGTGGACAGGACGTGCTCCAGGAAATGATGAGCTACGAAGCCACCCGCGCCCGTGATCAGGATCGTCTTATTCATCGAAGAACTCCGTCCAGGTAACCATGGCGTTCGCCAGGAGCTTCCAGTACTCCGAGCGCTCAGGGTCATCATGCGAGAACTCGTGCACCGTACCAGATAGCTGCCTGTAGCAGGCGGCTACCGTCGTCCCGGTCAGCTCAGCGGCCTTGACCTCGCGCCACAGCTTCTCGTGCACTGCGATACCCGGCGCTTCCTTGATGACGCGCATGGTCGGGTCGGATTCCTTGGTGTGAAAAATGCTCGGGCCGCCGGAAGTGACGGCATAGCCCAGGTGATCGCAGATCTTCTTGGCGAACAGGCCGGCCCAGATGTCGTCGAAGCGGTCGAACGGCAGGGGATTGGTCCCGTTAGGGAACATGTGGTCATAGGCGTCATCGCGGATGCGCCCCTGGAGCATGAAGTACATCGCCGGGACCATCTCGCGCCTGAACGCCAGGTTCATGCCGCACATCGGGAAGAACTGCCCGGTCGGCACGCGCCTAACCCCGTGCACGGGGTCCAGCCGCAGCTTGGAGTGCTCCAGCGCAGTGATGCCGTCCAGGTCGGGGACGCCTGACCACAGGCCGTGGTGGATCGCTACCTGCTGCTGCTCTTGCCGGATGCCGTAGGGGTATCCCCTTGGATACAGGCCCGACCAGTAGATGGTGTTGTACCAGGAGTCATCAGGGTGCGCATGAGCCAGTTCCCACTTGATGGCGTCTACGTAGCCGGCGTCCTCCTCCTCAGGGAAGCAGTCGTCGTCCAGGGTCCAGATGTAGTCGTGGCCGGCCTGGTACGCCTTCAGGAAACCGTAGCTCTTGATGGCGCTCGTGCGGCGGGGAATGACCCAGGATTTGTCCCCGAGATCTTTGTCGATCTCTTTCCAGGAGTAGTGCTTCCAGCCCTTGACCACCTTGAGGAACTGCAAGTCATCCGTCTTCTCAGGCTGGTCCTCCACCACGTAGACGGATACGCCCTTCAGCTCGTGTGCCCAGGCATCAAACCAGCGGGCGAACGACTCGGGGCGGCACGTGGCGATGACCACGGCGAGAGTGGGAGCCTTGGTCATAACTTCCTTTCCTCTGCAACGTGATCCCAGAGCACACTCAGGGCCTCAGTGACGTAAGTTCCCGGATCGACAGGCAGCGCGGCGAAGTACCTGTCGAGCCGCCGCAGCGCGTTGATCGGCGTGAGCTTGGGAGTAGCAGGCTTAGCAGGTACGGCATGCCAGCCTTCGCGGCTGAACTCGTAGACAAGCCCCTCTGCAACGCCGGTTACTACGTTCTTCGGTACGATCTCGTTCATCCGAGGGGTGCTCCGTGGTGGTATCCGTTGGTGAGGCAGAACGTTGGATTGTGCTTGTTCGCGTACACGAGCCCGGCGGCTATCCAGCGGTCAATCATGTGCCCGTCGCTCTCGTAGCCATCCGGGTGGAAGCCGCCTGCCTTCTTCAGCACTTCAGCGCGGTGCATTATTCCGCTGGTGTCCGTGCGACCTGTGCCGGGAGGGAAGGCCGGGCCGTTAGTGGCGAAGTCCACCAGGGGGTCCTCGAACAGCTCAGCCATCTCCGCGATGTGGGTCGGCTCGTAGTCGTTATCGTCGTCCAGGTAGGCAATCAGGTCACCCTGCGCGCACCACGCGCCCACCAGCCGGGCAGTAGCCCCGTAGCCCTCGTCACCGGAGAACGATGACCAGTTGCGACCGAGGGAAATCATCCTGCGCCGGGAGATGCCGAACGAGTAGCCGGCCTCGTCCAGGGAGTTCACGGTCGCCGGGTCGTCCCCGTCGATGACCACCAGGTGCTCGATGTACGGGTAGGTCTGCCGGTCAACGCTGGCCGCCGCGTGGTGCAGGACGGTGGTGGGACGCTGCCACGATGACGTGACGACGGTGACCAGCGGCTCATTCATCGCTTTCATCCCTTGCCTCCAGGCGCAGCAGCAGGAACTCGGCGCTGGGTAGCTGCTTGCGCATCTCGCAAAGCTGCCGGATAAGCAGCCAGGCCGGGTCGCCGGCGAAGGCATCGAACTCCTCCAGGCTGATCACCCGGTCGATCGTGTACCTCATCCCTTGAATTCCCACCCTCCGGGGAACAGCATCTTGTACGCGTTCACCCATTCCGTGTAGTGCTTCTCGATGGTGTGCTCGGCAGCCCAGGCGTGAGCGTTCGCGCCCATCTCCTGCCGCAGCTTATCATCGCTGGCCAGCTCGGACAGGGCGCTCAGCCACTCGTGCTCGTGCTTCACCAGGAAGCCGTTCTCGCCGTGCCTGATGAACTTCCGGTACGGCTCAACGTCGCTGGCGATCACCGGCATGCCGCGCGCCATGTACTCCAGCGCCTTGATGTGGCTCTTCGAGCGCGCGAACTGGGTGTCGAGCAGCGGGCAGATGCCGATATCGAAGTCGATCGCCCGGTAGAAGATATCGGAGTCATCGCAGACGTGAATCCACGGGATGTGGTAACTGCGCTCCGGCGGGCACCTGAACTCCCTGCGGTAGTCAACGCCGGACAGCACCAGGTCCCAATTCGGGAACCGCTTCATGAAGCGCCTGACGGCGGGGGTGGCCACGTGGATGTCCCTGCCGTGCGACGCGCCGCCCATCCAGCCCAGCCGGGGCCTGCCCTTGCGGTCGTCGTGCCCGAGATTCAGGGTGAACTCGGGAATGTAGTTCGGCAGGACTACAACAGGTGTCAGCGGCGTTAGCTCGCGGTGCATGTCGCCCAGGTACGGAGTCGAGCAGGTCACCAGATTGGCGGTCGCGGTCAGGCGCAGTACTACCTCGCGGGCTTCGCTGCCTTCCTTGTAGCTCTCGTACGCCTGCTTGTTGTCGTGGGTGATGTGCCAGATATCGTCGTCGTTCTCGTACACCGTGCGGCAGGTCGGAGTCGCAAAGCGCCGCCAGACGCCCATTCCGTCGAATGAGTTAGCCCGCTGGGCAACGATCACGTCGGCTTCAGGAGCATCGGTGAGCAGCAGCGGCGGGTCCGGCTCCCCGCGCATCATCTTGGGGCCGCCTTTGAAAAACTTGACGCTTACGCCGTCAGCGAGCTTGTCCACGGCGCGAAGGGGTACCAGCATCCTGTACCAGGCGCAGCCACTTCCGCCATCGTGGGACGCGTATATTCGCACGCACTGATCCTACCTGATGACTGCATTCACACCCCGCGCCGGCGCAGTCACCGTGCCAGTAAACGGCAAGCGCCGTAATGCGGCGGGCTACATCCTCGTCCGGCTGGTTTGCAGCCTCTTCGAAGATGTAGCCCGCTACTTCGCATTCGCGGCAGGTCACCTGCGGAGGTTAGCCAGGTCTGATTCGAGGGCGGCGAGGTTGACGCCGTGCCCGTCAAGGCCGGCGGAGGGGACCTCGCCCCAGATGCACGCCCACGCCTCAGAAGACATGAGGTGCCAGGCCGAGTACTGGATGGGCTGGATCGCGCCCCAGGTGACGCAGTAAAGGTACTCACTGTCGTACCCGACAAGCGGGATGCAGTGGCCGCCCTCGACGCTGCCGTTCTGGAAGTCGGCCGCCGTCCACGGCTGGCCCTGCTGGAACGCGTTCATCATCAGGTCGGTGACCGCGATGCCCGTGTAAGCGTAGCCGTAGGCGTTGACGGCGAACTGGAGGGTCTTGTAGTCGGTGACCGAGACCGGCGCGTAGGCGGCCAGCGTGCGGCCGAACCACCCGGTCTTCTTCACGTAAGCAAGGAAGTCAGCGAGTACCACGCCGGTATCCTGGCCGCCCGTGTACGTCAGGTAGTAGTCAACGATCTGCTGGCTGGTCAGCGGGAGCAGCGAAGTCTTGGTGTCCACGTCCACGCACATCTCGCCGTGGTTGTTTCCCGCGACGCCGCAGTCACCGTAGGAGTCGTTACCGTCCATGCCCCACGGCGTACCGTCAGCGTTCGCCGGGGGAACAGGCGGCTTGACGGACAGCGGGGCCGCAGGCAGCGCTCCGGCTACATACCAGGTGAGGTCGTAAAGGCCGTTTGGCACGTAGCCGGGAAGAGCGCCGAGCTTTCCTGCCTGCCGGCGGGGAGGCTCAGGACCGTACAGGGTCTTACTGGTGAGAACCACTGGCATCTCCTGTCATAGCGGGGCAAAGCCCGTTATTCCAGGATACTACGTCTGCCTCCACGGGCCAGGTCCGTCCGGGAACCGGCCGTGCGCCGCGCCGTCTTCCCCGACATCGGTGCCGGAGTTGCCGTCAACGCTCGGCCAGCCCTGGTGGTCGGCCTTGTTGTGCCGCCCGTCAGTGGCGTTGTAGTTCTCGCTGTGCACGTTGTGCGGCGACTGGACAGTGCCGCTCTCGTCGTCGTTATGGCCCACCACGTGCTCAACCGGGCCCCAGGTACTTGTCATCAGACTTCCTTCCAGGTGAGAGCTGACGGCGTGTAGCCGCTGTCCTTCACATCGGTGCCCAGGCCCGACTCCGGGGCCTTGCTGCCAGGAAGGACAGGCACGTCGTGCGCGTCGCCGAAACTGTGGAGGTTCCCGGCAACCACGTCGTGCGTAGCCTCCGAGTCCGTCCCCTGACCTGCGAAGCGCGGGTCCTTGTTCGTGATGGTGTTGCCGCCGGCCATGGAACTGTTGTACGCCGGGAACCCCTGGTTCTCAGGCAGGTTCGACAGGTCCGTGGTCGTCGGCTTCTCCGGGAACGTCATCGCCTGCCACCTCCTCTGGTGCGCTTGCGGACGGCGTGTAAACGGCTTCCCCCATGGGAGCAGGGGCAGGGCCGTGCGTGCCGCGCATGGGCCAGCGCTCCGGGTGCCACAAGTCAGCCAGGGGCATCGGCATCTGCACGGCAGGCACGGCCTTCACAGTCAGGCTCCGGCGTTCGGGTGCTTGACAGAGGTGTGCCCGCTGCCAGCGCCGGTAGAGGTCGGGCGGTTACCCTCAAGTCCCGGCAGGGACGGGCCGGGGGAGTAGCCGTCGATGGCCTTGGTGGAATCCGAGGGCCCACCAATGGCGTTCGGCGCGGTCACGTCACGGTGAACGTTGCCCAGGTAACCGAAGGGGTCGGTGTAGCGAACCGATTCTCCGCCTGCCTGCGGGCTGCCGCCCTGCGAGCCGGGGGCACCCGTGCTGGTCACCTGATCGCGGGAAAGACCGGAGAGACCGTCCTCAAGCTGCCCGTGCTGGAGGGTGACATCCGGCTCAGTGCCGCTTGCCCCCTGCGAGCCAGGAGCCCCGGTGGAGTACGACTGGTGGAAGCCGAAGATCTCGCTGGGAGTCTGGCCGACCTGGTTGGTGGGGTCGCCGCCAGCACCGTGGCCGCTGCGTGCCGTGCCCGGCGACTGACGCTGCGGCGTAGCGCTGCGCCCTGGGTTAGTCCCGTCGCTAACAGTTGCCACTGTGTGTTCCTTTCACAGGAGTCATTCAAGCTCCAGTGTAGGACGGCAGTGACTAACAGGGAAGCTACAGCCTTTCGTCGTACCGGGACATGAGATCGACCTTCGTCATTCCCTCGGCGCGGCCTTTGGTCATCTTGGGATCAACCGCAACGGCGTATTCCACCCAGGATGACTTAGGTGCGTTACCGTAAGGGCGCTTCGGCGGTTCCGGAACCTCTTCCGGCTGTGAAGTCTCTTCACCAACCTTAGTAAGCGTGCCAGGGGCCGGGCCGGAAGGGACTACAGGCTGAAGGCTCTGATCGCCGGGGCCGCCATCGGCGTACACAGCGAATCCCGCGTTGACAAGCGTGGCGGCATCGTCATCCGACAGGTACAGCTTGTCATTCACGTCACCCGTTAGGTGCGGGGCCAGGACGATGGCACGAGTCAGCTTTACGCGGCGCATACCGCCAGAGTACACGAAAGCCCCCCACCCGAAGGTGAAGGGCTTTCGCGCTGTTACTGACGATCAGCCGCCGTGGAAGGCGACGATGGGCTGCGGCGCGTAGGCGGGCGGGTTCAGCAGGTTCGCGTCCGCCCGGATGATGGCCCTGAAGCTCACCAGGTCGGTGGAGAACGCGAAGTCGTCTGACCGCTCGAAGCGCACGCCGCCGACCATGCGGACGTAGAACTGCGAGAAGTCCCCGAACAGGATGGAGCTGTTGCCGCTGGCCACGGCCGGCATGAACGGGTCCGCCACGATGGGCTTGCCGAGCAGCAGGTCGGGGGCACCGAGCACGATGGAGGGCTCCCAGATCGGGCGTCCCACCGTGTCAGTCAGCTTGCGCAGGGAGGCGAGGGTCTTGTCCGCCGCCAGCCAGTAGCAAGACCGGCTCTGGCGGTAGGGCGCGATCACGGAGTACTCCATGTCGAGCAGGTTGTTGTAGGAAGGACCGCCGACAACCTGGTTGGTCGCCGTCGCCGGGCCCGCCGTGATGTTAGCCGGTGTCGCGCCGGTCACCGACACGGGAGCGCCGGCCAGGAGGCTGCCTGACAGGACACCGCCGTTGATGAGCTGGCTGCCCAGGTAGTTGCCGAGGTCACGGCCCGCCGACATGGCGAGGTAACCCAGCAGGTTGACGCCAGAATCGTCGATCAGCTCGCGGGCGACCTGGATCATCATGCCGAACTTGTTCGACGAGAGGGTCTTCTGCCCGAAGATCGGGTCGATGCCGGTGCCGTTCGCGAGAGTGCCGCCCTGCGCCGCCGTGACGGCGTTCATCACCTGCGGGCTGGCCGTGGACAGACCCGTGTGCGACTGCACAATCGGCATCTGGATCGGCTCGCCGCCGGTGGTGTTCAGGACACTCGGCCCGGTCTGCATCACGCCGGAGACCTCAATGAGGTAGCTCAGGAGCTGGTCGTAGAAGTCGATCGGCACGATGCCGGCGTTGGTCTGGTTGGTGAACGTGCCCGGCGACACATAGCCGTCCGTCAGGACACGGACTTCAGTGGGGGTGATCGGGCGGCCCCCGCCGAGCCGGTGCATGAGCCGGGAGTTCGTGTTCGGGATCTCCAGCCCGATGCGGCCCTTGTCGTCACGCTGCGGGTTGGGGCTGAAGAACTTCCGGATCTCAGCCTCGATGCCGGTGGCCTGGCGAGCGCCGGAAACCTCAGGCCGGCCCGCCATGGCGTTGAACGCGTCGTCGCTTTCCTTGGCGCGCTTCTCGTCCGCAAGGACTTCCTTGAGGCGCTTGTCGTTCCCGTCCAGCTCCAGGTGGAGGGCGTCGTAACGCGCCTGCTCATCGGAGTTGAAGTTCCGGTGCTCATCGCTGGCCTTGAGCGTAATCTGCTCAATCTCGTGCCAGGTGCGCTGAACCTGCTCGTGCAGGCGCTTTGCAACTTCGGATGCCACTGTCTTTCCTCTCTTACGAGAATTGGACACTGGCTCCGCAACGACGTTGCGACCTCAGTAGTTCAGTTTCAAGATTAAAGGCGACTGTGAACTCGTGCAACAGCCGCCTTTAATCTTTTGGCTAGTCCTCGGGAAGGGCGGTAAGCGCCTTCTTGCGCTCGAACATCCTCGCCATGGCCTCAGGGCCGGTCAGAGTGACGGGCGCAGGAGGCTCTTCGTTGCGCTCCTCGGCGGGCTCGCCCTCTTCCGAGCGGCTGTCCACCCGCACCGGGGTGTGCGGCCCCTCGTGGTCCTGCTCCTGGTTGCAGGGCAGGCCGTTATGGCGGCCCCAGCAAAGGCCCTTGCAGCCAGAGCCGTCCTCGTTGCCGTCGTGGCCCGCCGGGCGGACGCAGGGCTCGCCCTGGGTGTACTTCCGGCAGATCTGGCCGAATTCCTTGCCCTTGGCGGCGCGGATCTCGTCTTCGGTACGGACAGAGCGGTCGTCCTCGTCCACCATGCTGTCGCCCTCAGGCGCGGGCTCCTCTTCTGGCCGCACAGACCGGATGGAGATCGCCGGGTCGTCCAGGACACGCGACTCTTCCCGCTCAGCGGCAGGGGCGGGAGCCACAACCGGAACGCTGGAACGGTCACTGCGGCGGAAGAACTTGCTGGCCTGCCCGGCTTCCAGGAACGAGCGCACCTCTGTCGGGTCGGCGTCCACCCAGCTAGCCAGCGACTCGATCGCGCCGGCCAGGTTGCGGGCAGAAGCCGAGGTGTCCTTGTACGCGGGGTCCAGGACCGGCGCAACGTCCACCAGCTCGACATTGTGAAGCGACCGCATGGGCAGGCCGTACTCAGACTCGCTCCAGGTGTCGTCCGTGCCGGGCTCCGGAACGCGGAAGGCAAAGCTGGAGTACCGCACGTCGCCACGGTCAACGTACTCAAGCACGTCAGCGCGGCAATTCGGCGGGTCCACGTCGTAGTGCAGCCCGCGCTCGTCAACGTTCAGCCGCAGCGTCCCGGCAAGCGTCGTGCCGAGCAGCATGTCGTCCTTGTGGTTGTACCGGCAGACGATATTCACGTCCGGGTGCGTGCCGTCCTGAATGCCGCGCAGGGCTTCGACGAACGCAGTCGGCATGACCTTCTCGTGGAAGTTACCGAGACGCCGCGAGACCTTGTTGAACACCGCCGCGTAACCGCTGATGGTGTGAATAGTGCCGCTCTCGCCGTCAACGGAGCGCACTTCGGGCCGGTCAGCGATGTAACGCACCTCGGGGAACAGGGACTCCAGGGACCTGCCGTCCGAGTCGCCGTCCGCGTCAACGCCGTGGCGCTTGGCCGCTGCGAGGATCTTGGACTTGGCCTTCTCGAAGAACGGCGAGTTCTTCAGTTGCAGGGCCTTCTGAACGTGCGCCTTGTCATGAATCGGGTAGTGACGGTACTTGTCTTCCGTCTTCCCGTTCTTCTTCGGCTTCCCCGGCTCGACGTAAGCGAATGCCGAGTCCGGCAGGTCGCTCCTGGAACCGGAGCTGAGCTTAGCGCGGTATTCCGACATTTACTTACATCCCTTCAGGACATACGTCTTCACGACCAGCGTAAGTGTTGCTGTGAAGACGTTCAACAGTGCTACTCGGCAGCGGTGACTGCGAAGTAGCTAGGAGCATCAGTCCGGTACAGGTAAATGTCGCCCTGCGGGCGCTCCACCCGCCGGGACTGCCCTGGCTGCATCTGGGCTAGCTGGGTAGTAAGGAACATGGCGCGCTCGGCAGGCACCCCGTCTCCGAGAAGGCGGCCCTGAATTTCGCTGAGGTGAACTATCTCGGGCCACATCAGAGGTGTCCCCTTCCGTTTCCGTTAGTGCTGGTGATCATGTCCCGTGCCAGCTTGGCGTCAGGCATGTAGGTGGTAAGCCCCGGAACAAGGCGCGAGTCAGCCTCGTCGTTAATGCCGGGGTTCTCAGAAACGATGCGGTCATTGGTCTCGCACACTGACACCAGGAGCTGCTGCGCGGCCAGCCGGACCTCATACGGCACGTCGCTGTTGCGCTGGACCGAGATCAGAGAGGCCAGGAAGCTCGCCGGGTCCTGAGCCAGCGGGAGAGGCGCGTTCGGACGGCCGATAGGAGTGCCCGTACGCCCGTTGACCGTGATGGGGTAGGGGCTGGGCGCTGCGCCTGCCGGTCCTCCACCATTGGAACCACCTCCCGCTGAGCTAGACCCTGCATTGCCGCTGGCTGCGGTCTTGCCGAACGCCCCGCCGCTGCCGCCTGCACCTGGAGTTGGGGCAATACCCTGGACCGGGTAACCCTGCTTGACCAGCGACGGGATGATGTACTTCTCAAGCGCGATCAGCTTGTCGGCCGCGCGGTCCATCTCGAATTCCACGGCCGGGATAAACGACTTGGGAATGACGCCGGCCCTGGTGCCCATGGCGTTCATAGTCGTCAGCGGCAGGTACTCGTCACCAAGATGGCCCGGAATGGGCGGCCGGTCTTCCATGTCGCGCAGCTCGTTGACGTTGACCAGGCCGATATTCCTCATGATCTGGTACATGGTCATGCGGGCCTCAAGGTCAGTCTTGAGCAGCGCGTCCGTGTAGAACTTGCACATGCGGTTGCGCGGCAGCAGGAACATTGAGAACCGCTGCTCGAAGTTCACCAGCCACGGGCGGCACGCCTCGATGATCTGGAGTGTGGACTGCTCGACCGTGTTATAGGTCAGCGAATCGCCACGGGTACCGCCGATGCGGTCAGGCGGCACGTTGTAGATCGCGGCGACCTGAGTCGCGTTCATCTGGATTGTCTCCAGGAACTGCGCCTCGGCCGGCGGAACGGTTACCGGCTTGTAATCCCAGTCACGCCCGTAGACCAGCGGCTCATGCCGCCGCAGGGACTTAACCAGCTCGGCGCGCATCTCAGCGGCCTGCTGCTTGTCCACCTCGATCTCGGCATTCTGAAACGTGCCGGACGGGAAGCCGCCGGAGGCAAACCAGTCATTGCCGAAGCGCATTGCCTCGACGCCGCTGGTGTACAGGAGCGCGAAACTCCTAAGCGGCGAGATGCCCTCAAGCCGCCCGTTAATAGGCAGGCCCCGGATATGGAAGACCTCGGCGTCAGGACCGTGCCACTGAACTTCGCGGCCGAACATGAACACCTTGGTAGCCAGTGGATTCCAGGTGTTCTCGTCGCTCGCCTCGTGAACGTACACGTCCTGCGGGGGCAGCCACTGAATGCCCGTGGGGTAGCCGTAATTGTCGCGGCCGGTAATGAATCCCCATGCATTGCCCTGGAGGAGAACGCAGGCGAGCGCCATCTTGATCCACTCGAACTGCGTGGTGTTGTAGGAGGGCTCATCAAAGATGGAGGGCCCAGTCCACAGGCGCTTGCCGGGGTAGCCGTCGCGCCCCATGTTCTGGAGGTAGACGCGCAGCGGCATCGATGCCACGTTGTCCGCGATCAGGTTAATGGCAGCGTAAAGGGCAGGAAGCCCGAGCGCGGCGTCCGCGCCCATGATCTGGCGCGAGGGATGCGCAGGGCCGCCCGCGTCAAAGCGAAACTGCCAGGAGTCCCAGGGCCTCCAGGGCATGCTGCCGATAACACGCTGCTCAACCTGCGCAGACGCCAGCAGCCTGTCCCGGTATCGCGCCACTGTGCCTCCCGTGAAGAGTCTTCACGGTCCACAGTAGCGTGAACTGGCTACACGTGCTATCAGCCGGGCTCGGAGTACACGGCGCTGGCTGGTCCGGTGGGCATGCCGAACGGCGTCCGGTACGCGTTCTTGATGGGATTGTTTTCGAGCAGGTCTTCAGGGTAAAGCGGCGGGGCAACCTGCTGCGGCGGAACAACCGGGGGAACCTTCGGCACAGTACGGGCACCGTGATGGAACCCGTCAGCGAAGGCCAGGACGATCCCGTGAACAGTCAGCCATGCGTAGCCTGAAAGCCAGCCAAACACGGCAAAGAGCCCGAAGAAGGCATTCTCCAGGAAGATGCCGAACCTCTTCGCCACATCACCCGGAGGGTTAGCGTCCGCCTGCTCGGCAGCCCTGGCCATGATTTCCTGGATGTCAGTCATGATGACTACTATACGGAACGCGGCCCGTTCGGTCTCTCCGGGGGCGGCTGAGTTCTACAGAGGTGGCACACCTGGCGCTCGCAGAAGCCGTGGTCGCTGTACACCGCGATCCACATGTCCCTGTAGGAGTGGTACTGAGCAACAGTCATGTGCGGCTCGTCGTGTATGTACGTGCCGGGCCCATCAGTGAAGTGCCAGCCGTTGTCGTGCTTAGGCACCGATCCGCTCCGAGATCTCTGCGTAGATCAGCTTCTCGTGGGACAGCTTGCCGTCCCGGTCAATCCACGTACCGTTCTTCAATACAGGCTCAAGGTCCGCCCAGTTCACCCCGAACTGGTGCAGCAGGTCATGCACGTCGCGCCGCTTCTGATTCTGCATACGGCTGTGGCCGCATACGTAGTAGCCGAGCATGGACAGGGAATTGCGCTCCCAGTCACGCTGCCGCCAGATGAACACGTTAGCCGCGTCCTCGTACGGCACGCTGAACGCTCGGGCATCGAAGAAGGCAGGAGCCACATCGGCACCGGGAAGCGCCTGGCGAAATGACTCATTGAAGTAAAAGGTGAACATGCTCGCGGTGATGGACACGATCTTGTTGGCGTTGTTCCCAAACCACGGCTGGGACTCGATTGCGTCCGTGTCGGTAATCATGAACGTCGCCTCGTCGCTCTGGACGTACGCGAGCTTGAACCCCTGCATCTGCCGCGCAGTGAATACGGCGGCATCCTGCATTGACTGGACGAGTCCCATGTCGAATGGCTTGTCCATGTGCCTGGCCCAGGTGTGGAACGCTTTGCCGTCTACCCGGATGAACACGGGCTGGTTAGGCGTCAGGAACGGCCGGGTGACGGCCTCGTATTTCTTGATCCGGTCACCCAGGCTGTCACCAGGCGTAGGGGCCTTGTCCTTGGTCACCACATCTCCAGCGGGAACATGTAGAGAGCGTCCTGGTCGCCGTGGGTGCTCGGGTCGGCGCAGCGGTACTTGGACGCGATGCCGTTGCTGCTCACGAAGACGAGCGGTCCCTCGCACTCGGGACACTTCAGCTCTTTGAGCGTGAACTTGACGTTAGATGCCATGCCCGCTCCAACCACGGGTTACGCGTGCTTATTCCCGTGACGGTAGGGCCTGGTCTCGTTGATCGCCATCTTGATGTTGAACGCCTGCATGAGGTTCACGCCCAACTCGTCGCACGTGTCCTGAAGCTGGAGGAAGAAGTACGCCAGGTGCTTCCTGGTCTCAGTCGTCACGCCGCCGCGATCATCCAGGCCCTCGGTGCGGTAGGACTCGATTGCGTCCCTGATGCGCCTGACGAGCTGCATGCACATGCCGTCAAACGAGTTGGCCTTGCGCTGCTCGTAGCCGTGCCGGTAGGTGTCCACGACGACGCTCAGGTCAACCATGAACCGCGACGCGTCGTCCACCAGGCGGATGTAGCAGTCGGCGAACTCACTGGTCATCTGCCCCCGCGCCGCCCAGCCGCCGAGCAGCCCTTCCTCCGCGTAAGCGTCGCTGACCTCGACCACCTCGGTCATCAGCAGCGCCATGGCCTCCAGGAAGCTGACCGGCTTGTCGTACCAGCCGCGATCGACGTTGACCCGGTGGACGTACTCCTGGTTGCGAGCGTGCTCGACGCCGGAGATCTGGTTAAAGCTCACGTGTTACTCTCCTGGTAGTACTCGGCGGCCAGTCGCTCAAAGTCTTCCTGCCGAACTTCCCCGTCCGGAAGCGGCCCGTGCCTCTGCGCCGCCCACTGAACGAACTCCGGGTACTGAGTAGCTACATCATTCCAGGTCATCAGCGCATCACCAGCAGCCGGGTGTTCCTGATCAGCTTGCGGTTGTTGGACGTGGACTGCACGAAGATCGTCGCGCCGCTCATCTGGTCCGGCTTCACGCGCACTGAGTGATCGGTAGGCAGGCCGAGAATGGTGCGGGCGGCAGGGCCGCTGTAAACATGGCGCACTTCGCGGGGGGTACCCGCATTCTCGGTAACCTCAACGGCGATGTTCTTCTGCGGCTGGATCGTCTCCGTCTTCATGAACTGGTAGTACGCCCGGCCGACCATGTACGGCTTGCCCGTCTCCCGCGCCACGAACTCGTCAATGCGCGAGTCTTCCTTCACGTCCAGGGTGAAGTAGCTGCCGGTGGTCAGCGGGATAGCAGCCGCCTTGACCTCGGACGCGGAGAACTGCCTAGTCTGGAACAGGCCGCCACGGGTAGCAGCATTCGGCCTTGACATCGACCGGGCGCTGTAGCCGTGGACGCCGTACTTGCGGCCTTCCATGAAGTTCTCGGTCGCCGTCCGCATGACCTGGCCCACGTCCTCGACGCCGGCCACCGACGTGGTGTCCCAGATGGACACGTTGTCCTTCGGGAACCCGCACTGCTTGAGGGCGAAAACCGCCTGCTGGTCAGGCGCGAACGCCGCCAGGGTCCAGTTGTCGGGCAGCTCGTTGATCACCGACTCCAGGAAGTACGGGTCCTTCATCCGGCTGTCGTTCTCATAGCCGTCGCTGACCACGTAGATCAGGAACGCGTGCTGCCCGTACTTCTGCGGGACCTGCTTGAGGTCGTCGATCGCCAGCAGGGTGGCGTCGATCAGCGCGGTCATGCCGCTGGGGTGATACTGGCCCTTGACGGACGGCATGCGCAGTACGTCCTTGTCGTAGTACACGCACTTCTCGCGACCCCGGCTGGAGAACTGGTAGAACGTGACGCGGGTCTCCTGGTCGTGCACCTTGGACCTGTCAGCCAGGTAGGCGACGGTGTTGTCGATGACCTGCACCACGCTGCCCGCCAGCTTTTTCATGGAAGCCGACGCGTCTCCGACGATGGCGATGTGGTTGATGTAGTTCGCGGTATCCATGCCGGCTCCTAGGCAACGGTGTTGGAGAGGTCGTACGACCTGCGCTTCTTGTTGAGTACGTAGGCTGCCAGTGTAGCCGCTGTGATCGGTGAGATATCCGACTCGGCATCCCGCCTGGACCACGCCTTGCCCCCGTCGCCCACCACTCTAGTACCTGCCCGGCCTACTGCCTGCCACAGGGTAGGGGCCAGGGCCTCGCCGAAGTGCCAGAGCTTCTGTTCCTTGACCTGCTGGAGCATGAACGCGAACGCGGCAGCCTCCTCAGCGGGCCCTACCGGGTACACGCGGTCGCCCCACTTGCGGATAGCGTCGTCCAGGAGCCCGGCGGCCGGGCCGGACTTGGGTACCGCGATGGCGAGCGGGCGGCGCTTCATGTACCGCTCGTGCAGGTAGTCGATCACCCACTTGGTACCCTGCCGGTGGCCCTCGCGCGGCATCTCGATCACGATGCGCTTCTGCTTGTGCTCCCACGCGCCCATGACCGTTGCCGACTTGCCGTCCTCGGACACGTCGAACGCGAACACCAGGGGCGGCGTCGGGAAGCCGGGGTCCTCGTTAACCAGGAGCTTCCAGGCCGGCTTGCTGATGGTCTCCCAGGGCTCTTCCGCCGAGGGCCAGTTGCCGATGGACAGGATCTCGATGTCGAACTTCGCCGGGGGCATCTTGGCGAGTTCACGGCGCGTGGTGGCCAGCGTGATGCGCTCGCCCATACCGGGGTTGGCCTTGGCCCAGGTGCGCGGATCGTCGCGGTCGTCGTGCTTGTCGCAGACGATGTAGTAGTTCGACTCGCGGCCCTTCAGCTCGTCGCGCGGGCAGCCCTCGTCATGGGGGTTGGCAGAGAACTCCAGGCCGAAGGTCTGCGGGTCGCCCTTGATCATCAGGGAGCGCATGACGGCGAGCTGCTGGGACACCGACCCGTCCTCCAGGCCGGCCGACGCGGCATAGATCATCTGGGGGTTGGGACGGGCACGCATGGTAGGCATCGACGCGCCGACCTGCTCATTGGACAAGATCATCGCCTCGTCGTAAACCAGGCAGTCGCAGGAGAAGCCTCGGGAGGTCGCCGCGCCGGAGCGGGCGTGGAACTCTATCTTGGAAGTTCGGCGTGCGCTGATTTCCTTGCCGCCAGAACCGAAGATGATAGTGCGCCGGGGCTTCAGCTTGATGGCTTCCTTGCCGTTGCCCGTGACGATGCTGGCGACCTTCTTCTCCAGCGACGGGTAGGACTTGATGGTGTCGGTCAGCCGCTGGAGGTGGTTCAGGGAAGTCTTGAGCTGGTGCGAGGTGTGGATTATGAGTTCTTCGCCTAGCAGGAACACCCCGGCCAGCTCGCGGACTTCGAGGACGGTGCCCTTGCCGTTCTGGCGGGCCACGATCATCACCACGTCAGGGGCCGCCCACAGGCCGTCCGGCAGGCGGCCCATCATGTGCCGCAGGGTCCACTTCTGCCAGGGGTCGAGCATGTAGCCGAAGCCCTCAGCCCACTCCAGGACTTCGGTGCTTACATGGTCGCCGCAGCCGTGATCGTGCCTCTCCTCCAGGCGCTCGATCGCGCACATGGGGCAGTCGGGCACCTGGAGCTGGTGCCGGTCGGGGATGTTGGAGAAGCGCGGGACCTGCGACCCGAGCAGCGGACCTTCCATCGACGTGCCATCGGGCAGGTCAACGCGCTCAGTTAGCCGGTTACCCATTCTGTGATATTACATCACAGTGGCGGCAATTCCCCGTGCTTAATCCACTGCTCTGTTTCGTCGTCCCAGTAATGGGACCGCATGAACTCCTGGCGGACGTTCATGTACTCGCTGCTCCGGTAGCAGGTAATGGCCCACCGGGCGTCGTAGCTAGCCTGTTGTGAGCTGACTTCACATAGGCCGCCGTTTACGCGCTTGTCCCCGACGTAAGCGTGCCAGTACCAGCCGAGGTCACAGCGCACTACCTCGATGCGGCCGGGAAGCTCCCTGCACTTCGCGTTGACGGCATCGGCTAGCTGCTCGCTCCGGTACTGGTCGGCGCGGTGCCTGTAGTACCCGTCAAGAGGAGACATGGGCCTTCCTGTAAGGACACGTACGCCGGATGGCTTCTTCTTCCCAGGGGTGCACTTCGATGCCTACCCGGCGGACGGCGGACACTGCTTCTTCGCATACCGCGCACGAGTGCGCAGACGCGTAATAGTCCTCAGCACTGGTACTCACGGACGGCAAGTTGTAAAGCTTGATGCCCCTCCGGGCGATCCCGCGCATGCCCCACACGAGGAGGGCAAGGCCGATCGCCACCAGGGTAAAACCCAGGACTACCAAGAAGACGACCATGAATTCCTCACTTAGCCGTGCAGAGGATGGTCACCCAGCCTCGCGGGTCACGGCACAGTTCCCTGTAGGTATGGTAACCGTTCCACTTCAGCCAGATGGCCAGGCATTCCCACTCGTCTACCAGGTACGCGCTCAGCGTCTCCACGTAGTCTCCGGTGGGCCGCACCATGGGCTCGGCATCGGGAATCGCGCTCTTGTGGCCGAGGAGCTGGCGCTTCATGTTGCCGATCGCCTGCGTGGACCGCGAGGGCAGCAAGCTGGTGAGCTGCCGGGCGCTCATGGTCGGGTTGGCTAGGATCGCGTCCTTCTCTGCCTGAGTCCAGCCGGCACCGTTATACATTAGGTACTTCGTAGAACCATACGTGCAGCCCCACCAGCGCCGTAACGGTGACGAACAGTGCCTTGTGCCGGTTAGCCAGGACAGTGACGGGCGGAACGTGCTTGCTCGGAAAGGTGAGGGCAACGGCCTCGTACAGGCAGGCCCCGACTATGGGAACCGTCATGCGCTTCTCGACCCGCCGCAGAGTCCGGTAAACGACATGCCTCTTGATCATCGCCCACGCGCCTCTTCCACCTGTCCGGAGGGTTCCTGCTAGCTTGAGCATACTTCTCCCGCCAGGCGTGATCACGCTTGTCCGTCCAGTCTCCGAGCCGGGCGAGGACCCACTTCACGCCGCGTGGGTTGGCAGGGATCTCCCAGCGCAAGGTGTTATCCTTCTTCACACCCCAGAAGAAACCGGACAGGCGGTCCCACGGCCCCTGGTAGAAGACGCAAATCAGGAGCCTGCGGTTCCTAAGGCTCGATGGGCCCGGTGGGCTTGTCGTCATCACCGTCGTCGCCTTTCCTCTTCCAGTACCTCGAAGTACTCGCAGTTCACGTCGTCGAGCCGTTCCTGTTCTGCCTCGTGCTTGTCTGTCAGGATGATGACGGCAAGGTAGATGCCGAGCAGGACGAAGATGGTAGTCAGCACCACCACGGGGACCATCAGTAGCCTTCCTTCTCTGCGGGGCAGAACGGGCAGGGGATCGAGTCACACCCGAGGGTGTGAAGCGTGTTCACAAAGTCATCAGTTCTAGAATCGCACGTGCACTTCGGCTCACGGTTCTCCAGCCACTCGCGCCCGAGGTAGCCGGTCCCCTGGCAGGGGCATCCGAACAGGTCGGCATCCGTGAAGTCGAAGTCCTCCATAAACAGCAGTCCTCCAGTTCCTTCATGGAGAAGAACCCGAGCACGCGGTCATAGTCCGGGTCGTCGCCGTACTCAGCAGGACTGCGGTTAAGGAACGGGTAGATATCGTCGTCGCCCATCAACTCATCGCCCAGTTCCCTGGCATGCTGTATGCGCTGCCTTGACCACTTCTCACCCGCCGGCGAGCGCAGCCAGCGGATGACCTTCTTGTCATCCTTCATAGTCCGGTTAACGCCTGGGGCGTGAGGTTATATTCCCGACCCGTTCTCGCGGCGGCGGCGCTCGGCCAGCCTCTCCCGGCGGTCCTCGGTGTCGTCCCCGTCCTCGGCCGGCGGGTACAGGTCCCTGATCTGGAGGAGGTTCAGCCGGATTTCCTTGGTGTACTGGGTGACCTCGCGCGGGCCGACCTCGCCGGCGTCCAGTTGCCGTGCCATGTACAGCGACTGCTTGGCGAGCGTGGTATCCGCTGCCTCCCCCGGAAACTCCTCCAGGTCGCGCAGCAGCGCCTCCTCGATCCCGCCCTGCTTAACCTCGTCCCCGGCCTGTTCCTTACCGAGGCCGCAGCCAGCACAGTAGTAGACGCCCTTGGACTTGAGGTAGATGTCCTGGCCCGGCGCGATCGGCTGACGGCACTTGCAGCACTTGACGGGGCCTGTCGCCTGATCCCAGCGCGGGTAGTTAGCCATAACCCAAGGCTACGACTTGGCAGTGCTTTCGAGATAGGCCAGCAGTGCCTGGTCTAGCGCGTTCCTAAGCTGATCGGCCTGTTCCGGGGCGAGGTGAAGGTCAGGGCAGACCGGATGGCCTTTGCCGTCGAGGGGAGCCCGTACGAGAATCTTGCCTGGAGCCGGCGGAGGGGGCGGGATGTACTCGGCGTGGAACTGGTCATCCCGCTCAGGCACTCGCAACATACCAGCCCGTCGTAGTCGTCGTCAGTCATTCATGTACCTCTGGTACTCCCAGGGCGGAGCCGGACAGTAAGGCGGCCCGCCTAGCTCCATAATCGGGGGAAGGGCCAGGTCGTACAAGTGGTCCTTGTCCCAGTAGGCGCAGAAGACCTGGAACTCCCAGACCGGCAGCCGCAGTGCCTGGTGGCAGGCAATCTCGCTGATGGTTCCCGGACTGTCCATCCAGTCGGGCCCGGCGATCATGCCGTTGCTCGATGCTGCGATCCACGCCCAGTCATCAGCCAGGCACTTGCCCACCGGGAGGTTGAACACACGGGCCTCGTCAGGCGATCCCGTAGGGCACTTCATCGGGTCGAGCCCGAGGTCCCTGTCATGCTGGGCCGGGTTGAATACGGCTTGCACGGTGGGGAACGACAGCAGCACCGCAGCCGAGGCGTCAAACCAGGGCGCGTTGAAGAACGGCTTGCCGGTCATCTTGTTGCCGAGGTAGAGATTGTTCCAGCACGCGTAAGTTCCCGACACCGGCCGGAAGTTCCCCGGCATCAGCGGCTCGTCGAGCCAGATCTGGTACTTACCCATTACGTGGCCTCTTGCCTGGCTTCAGCAGCTTCGCTGCCTCCTCGTCGTGAAACGCCTGCCGCCGGGCAAGGACATCCATGGCGACAGCCACGTCGTTGTCGCTGGGATTACCCAGGTTCCCTGACCAGACTGCCTCGCCGTCCTGCCCGTAGTGTTCCTCGAACTTCTGCTGCATCTCCCACGGGTCCGGGTCCTGCGGGTGCTTGTAATCTACGGTTGGCCCGTCGATCACCGGGTTGGCCTTGTACTCCCCGGTCGTGTACGCCTTGATAGCAGCGTCAACGACGGCAGGATCGTCCCGGTCCCACACCTTGTCCTGCTCGGAGTTCCAGTCCGACAGGTCCGGCCCTGTCCAGTTCCGGGAGTCGTAGATGTTCTTCTCGTCCACTACTGGCTCGACAGGCTCGTCCAGGCGCTCCATCGTCAGCATGTAGCCGATGGTGTCTACCCGCGAGTCGTGGTGGGCAGGGGACTTTACCAGGCGGCAGAGCTTGAGGCCGGACATCATCACCGCGACCCGGTACTCGTCCAGCTCCACGCCGTCCTTCAGCAGATCCTGCATCAGGCCCGACCAGACCTTCGCGATGACCCGGAAGTCGAACCTGGGGTGCCCGTAGGACTTGGCGCGGTCGCCGTGGACCAGGCTGTGCGCCTCGTGCGCAATCGAGTCTTCGAAGTTCACCATCTATGAGTCGCCCCTTACCCAGCCGGGGCAGCCGGGATCGCAGTTACCGAGGAATGAGTGATTGTGGTAGGTAACGCGCGTACTTCCGCCACCGCCGCAACCATTGGTCATGGTCACCGTACCCATGCCGCCACTGCCCGCACCGCCTCCGCCGCCAACGCGCTCGACGTTGTACGCTCGCTTCTCCCAGTCGATCGTGACCAGGGAGTAGTCAACCGCGACCCGCACGATCTTGGAGGGCTTGCCTGCCAGTTCTTCCTCGATCGAGACCAGCTCGTCGGCGTACCACTGGGCCTTCTTCCGGTCCTCGACCGTTGAGCCCTTCTTGCCAGCGCGGGCGGTGTACTTGACCAGGTTGCCCCAGCAGAAGCCGCGCGCGAGTTCGAGGTCCCAGGCCCGCAGCACCTTGATCACCTCGTACGGCTCGTCGCCCCCGTAGTAGTCCGGGTGATTGATCGCGTCGCTCACCGCTTTGCCAGACCTTCCATGTACTTGCCCACCAGGTAGAGCGCCTGCTGTTCCGTGAAGCGCCCCGGCGCGCTGAAGCTGACGAACAGCTCGTGCATCTGGACCGCCGCCTCACTCAGCCCGACGATCGGGTCTTTGGGCATGTCGCCGCTCATGAGCGGAAGTTCAGGTTGTAGGGCAGGCCATCGGGCAGCGGAAAGCTCAGGGGCTCGGCCATGGCAGCGTGGTGGTCCCCGTGCCAGCAGATGAACCTGCGGCCGGCCTCATTGACCGCGTACCTGTAGATGGTCATGTGCGAGCCGGCAAGAGTCTCCCCGGTTGGGACGGTGTAGCTGTCGCCCTTGTAGAACTCAACGCGGTGCACGAAGCGGTAATGCTCCGGCTTGCCGGTGTGGCGCTTGAGGTAGTCCAGCGCTTCCTGCATGCGGAACGCCGGGTGCCCGGAATCCCAGGCGAAGTCGAAGGTGTTACCCATGCGCTGGAGCTTACCATGGTGGATCTGGCCGGAGTCGAACCGGCGTCCTGAGACGTTCCGCGTGCGGTCTTCCGCTCAGTCAAAACCCGTCAGACCCTAGAGGGATTTCGGCCGCCCGTTTTTACCGAGCAGATCACGGTGGACGGCGTTCGAGGGACCGGGAGTCTGCTTTGTCCGGCTGTGCCTCACGAGGATGTCCCCAACCCCGGCTTGCGTCAAGGGTACCAGCCACCGGAGCGCCCGCTACGCGCTAGCCTTCACCCGCCCATTTGAAGCACGGTCTCCGGCGTACTCCCGAAGAGCACTGACTGGCACCTGTTGCGACCCTAAACCCATTAGCCGCTTGCCCGCCCCCGCACTGTGCCACGACAGGCTTCCCCTCGTTGCGGAGACAGGATTTGAACCTGTGGCCTGCGAGTTATGAGCCCGCCGCGCTACCGAACTGCGCCACTCCGCGTTGTCCCCAGCCGGCGTCCGTGTATGGGGGCGTGTCCGCCAGCCGGGTATGCGTCTACTGTACCCCACGAAAAATTTTTCCGGAGCCGGGGAATGCACCTCGTGGGGACTGTGTTACTACAAGTACACCGAGTGAGAGAGGGGGTGAAAGTGATGACCCCGCCCGCACGCACGGGACTGGCGGACCAGGAGCCGCCCATCGTCCAGGTGGTCGGCCGGATCGCCGGCGCGCCGGTCGAAGACAGCGGCAGTATCGGAAACAAGTACCTGGTCCACGTCGGCTGGAGCAAGAAGACCTACCAGGTCAGCCAGCGCGGCCTCCGGCTAATCCGGAACCTTGACATCCAGGTGCTCGACGATCCCACCGAGTACACCATCTAGCCCAGGAGAGGGAGACCATGAGGTCCAAACACCGTCAATCCAGGAGGCGTCGGAAGAGGAGGCGACCCTGACTAGACCCTTACAGCGAGAGGATTTCCTGATGCATTGAAACAGGAGGCCCTAGCGTAAGCCCCCTAATTCCGGCGGTTAGGGGGCTTACGCGCTTCAGTCCTCGATGCGCCCCAGGAGCCACCGCCTGGTCTCGTCAGCCGCCTTTTCGGCCGTCTCCAGGGCCTCAGCCACCAGCTCTACGTCAATCGGGCCGCTGACCCGCAGATTGACGAGAAAATGGCGCGGGTCCATCGTCCGCAGCGACCTAGGAGCGAGTTTCCCGTGCTTCTTATGGTAATCAGCCAGGGACTCCTGGAACTTGTCCCATTCTTTGTAATCGGGCCGGGACAGGTGCTTTTTGGCCGCTTCGGCGTTTTTCCTCGCCCGAAGCTCCGCAGCGCGCTCCCGCAGGCGGTCGTCTTCAGCCTTACGGAGAGCCGTCGATGCCGCCGGGGCCTTGTGCATGGGGCAGAACGGCTCGTCCTCGATCAAGTCCCAGCCCTCGCGCAGCGCGGCGTCGTCATCGTCCCTGGCCTCGGCACAACCCT